AGCAAAATGGATTTTCGACCATGAAAGCAACTCAATCGAGTGCGACAAGTGCAGAGCAGAATACAAACTCTCGCCGTATGAACGTGTATCGGATTTTGATTATTGCCCTAACTGCGGTGCAAGAATGGATTTGAAACAGAAATAAAGAGGTGATAACTCTTGGCAACACCCCAAAAGCGTGGTCGTGGCAGACCGCCGCTGACCGAAGCTGAAAAGAAAAAGCGTGAGAAGCGGGCGCAAAAGGCAAAAGAAGAAGCCGCTGCAAAGCGTGAGAAAGAGCGTGAAAAGAAGAAACAGCAGATGCTTAACAAGCGGAAATCTATCCGCTCACAGGTGAGTAAAAAGGTGAAAGAACAACAGGAGTTGGCAATCACGAGGTCTAAGATGCTGAACACAGGCGATTTGCAGTCGAGAATCGGCGATGAAGAGGACAAGAAGGTCATCGGCATGATTGCAGCCAAGTATTTTGGCGACCTTCCGAGCGTGGACATGAACAACCCGATTGAAGTGCAGCAACGTCTTGACTTCTTCTTTGACGCTTGCATCGAAGCCAGAATCTCCCCTGTGGTCGAATGGATTGCACTGGTGCTGGGCATCGAATGGGTGAGCCTGAAGCAAATTATGGCGGGGAAACGCCGTGACGACAGCTTGCAGCAAAAGTACATCCTGAAACTGATTCTGCAAATGCAGTCCATGTGGGCATACAACGGTATGTACGGTCAGGAGAACCCGGCAGAGTGGATTTTCCGAGCCAAGAACTACTTTGGTATGCGTGACAACGTGGAAGTCACCGTTGCGCCGCCTGAACAGCCGTTGGGCGATGCCCAGAGCGCAGAACAGCTCGCCCAGAAGTACCAGACGGCTTTGCCGAAGGAGATTGACGTAGAGTACAAAGAGGTGGCAGAAGAGGTGGTCGAGCATGACTAACGGCGATTTTATCCGTTCCATGACGGACGAAGATATTACAGAAAACTTTACGCCTGGCATCTGCGAGTTTATCAAACGTCGTGACCCGGAGCGTTGCCAGAACCGTGAGCGTTGCTTTCATTGCGTCAAGGACTGGCTGAAAGAGAAGAACACAATCATGGTGAGGGCTGACCAATGGAAACTTTGATTGACTTCTCCGACCCATGCTTACGCTCGTTCCTGCCCGTCCTCTTGCAAGACCACACGACAGGCAAGAACATTATCTGGGCGACAGACCCACTGCCTGAACTTGGCGTTGGCTTTGCAGATGAAATCACGCTGGAACAGTTGGACAAGGTTCAACTTGTCCCTCGTGTGCAGAAACGGCTGGCAGACCAGAAGAAACGCACCAGCAAGAAAGCAGAGGTGTTCACGCCGACTTGGGTTTGCAAGAAGATGACAGACGTTGCAGAAAACGACCTGAAGGGCGAGGACTGGAAGGAGTACATCAATAAGACTTGCCTTGAAGTCACCTGTGGAGAAGCGCCGTTTCTCACAAGCAGATACGACACCACGACAGGGCAGATGATTGCTGTGCCGGACAGAATAGGTCTGCTGGATAGGAAGCTAAATGTTCTGGCAGAGCAGTTCCATGACTACGATATGTGGATGTGCTGGGCAATCAACGCCTACGCATCGACATACGGCTATGAGTGACAGGGAGACAATCTCTTACTGGCAAGGTGCAACCTGTTCCTGACGCTGATCGAAAATTTCAGGTATCGGTTTGATGCTGAAAAGCTAGAAATTGGCTTCATGCCCATTTTTCTTGACTGCATCGCAGACATTATCTCATGGAACGTCTGGCAGATGGATGGGCTGAAAAAGACCGTACCCGGCACGGACATTCCGTGCAAAATCAAAGACTGGAAAGCAGACAAAAAAATCCTGTTTAAGGATGTTGGGGAGGAAAAATAAAATGAGCAGTTCCGTAGAATATGCAAAATCAGAACTTGCACGTATTACGAAAGACGGAGACGGATTGCAGGATGTAATCAACAAGAACATCCTTGACATTATTGAACTTTTTGCAAGTCAAGGCCATAGTGGATTTACCGCTGGATATGCAATGTCTATTCTGGAGCGACTTTTGCGCTTCAAACCTATTACTCCGCTGACTGGCGAAGATGATGAATGGATTAACGTGTCAGACGAAATGGGGCAAAGATGCTTCCAAAATAAACGATGCTCAAGCGTGTTCAAGACCACTGATGCACAAGGTAACACGATTGAAGTGCACGACATTGACGCAATCGCTTATTCCGACAACGGTGGCCTTACGTGGTTTACAAGTAGTCGCTTTCGCAAAAGCGTGACGTTTCCCTATGAGCCACCTACGCACCCGGAAAAAATCTATATTGAATACACGGAAGATGCTCCGCTTGGCTGGTCTGGCGACAAGTATGAGATTATCACTGACGACAAGGAACGTATCGAAGCGTTGAGAACTAAGATGCAGAAGAAATTTGATGAAAAGGAGCGCTAATGCAAACTGACAGAGGAATCTACCATAAGCAAGTATGCGACCGCTGCGGAGCAGTTCTGGGCGGCAGGATGATGAACCCTGACGAATACTTCAAGGACTGGACGTGGCGCAGGGACACAGGCGACCTTTGCCCAGAATGCTATGCAGAGTATAAGCGAGTGATCGGGCAGTTCAACAGTGGAAAGAGAGAGAAGAAACAATGAAAAAATGCGCTCTTTACAGGTGCAAACAATGCTTTGCAAAAATAACGGACGAAAGCGATGTCAGAATCGATAAAGACATCGTTAATTGGATGTTTGAAAACGAAATGGAAGAAAGCAAAGTTGGGTTTATTGCAAAATTCAAAATAAGCGATAAAGTCCTCGTTCATCGTTGCGCCAATAATACTATTGGTTTATGTGAGTTTATCGGATGGAAGGAGATAGAGGAATGAACTTCTACTGCACCACCGAACATTGCTCTTGCATGGGCATCAAGCAGTTCTCCGCTGGCAAAGCTATCCGATGCACAGCAGAATCCTGCAAGAACAAATCTGAACCGTCCTGCGGCTCTTGTAAATGGTACGCAGAGCCGGAGGGCGTGTGCGTGAACGACCAGTCGGAACACGTTGCAGACTTCGTGTCGGACGAACGTGGATGCAAGGAATGGGAGAAAAGAGAAAATGACAACTAAAGATACGATCATCATATTTGTTCTTGGGTCGATTATAACATTATTCGTTGGAGCCTTTATTGCGCTTTTTGAAATGTTTCTTTGGGATATGACCGATGAAATTTCAATCGAATGGTCATGGAAGCATCCAGAACGCTCAACAATTATTCATGCGATAATAATGGCGACTATCAACGTCGTTGTCTTTTGTGGTGGATTTTTGGCTGTATGGATGGCGAAAGGATAAGAAAATGAGCTATGATATTTCACTGTGCGACCCTGTGACGCATAAAACGCTTAAAGCGGATAGCACACATTTTATCGCAGGCGGAATGAGAGCTATCGGTGGTACAAAAGAACTGTGGCTTAACGTCACCTATAATTACGGTCACTTCTATTATCGCCCGGAAGTATTCGGCGAAAACGGAATCCGCTCTATCTACGGAAAGACAGGCGAAGAGAGCATCCCGATGCTTGAAAAGGCTATTTCTGCATTGGACGATGATGTAGACGATAACGACTACTGGCACGCAACAGATGGCAACGCCAAACGTGCCTTGTACGGTCTGCTGGCGTTTGCAAAGATGCGTCCTGACGGCGTGTGGGACGGGGATTGAAAGGAGAAAGAAAAATGTCTTTGTTTGAAATTGTACTCGGTTTTGTCTTGACGACGATGATTGGTTTTGTGACCGTTTTTCCTATTTATTTGATCGAAAAATATATAGTTTTTAGCACTTTGAACGAATACATAGACAACGTAATCTTGAAAGCCATTGCGGTTGTAGCAGTCAATGTTCTTTTCTTTCTCGTTGGGTTTGCAATCATCTTTAGCGTTTATAAGTGTGGATAACACGATTTGAAGAAAGGACGGGCAATGGAAGTCAGACCGATTGATGCAAATGCACTTAAACGTTATTTTTCTGATAGGCAGATGGAGTATGTAAGCGTGGATGAAGTTGATTACACATTCAACGCCTTAATGTTCGATGTGCTCGGAGACGTAATAACAGCTATTGAAAATGCGCCAACAATCGAGGTGAAAGACAATGGCTAATTATCCAGAATACCTTGAACGAAACGCACTTATTGAAAGAATCAAGAAAGCATATTGCGATGGATGCGAGAACTACAATGGAGTTAGATGCCGTGCTTGCGGTATTGGCGATGCCATTGAAGTTGTGGAAGATGCGCCGACAGCTTTAGAGCTTACCGCTAGATGGATATGGATTATACAGGACGGTACATTTACAAGGTTCGAGTGTAGCAGATGCCACACAAAAAATCATCATACACGTTGGAACTACTGCCCCAACTGTGGAGCGAAAATGGAGAACGCGCATGGCTAACACGCTCTGGCATCCGGCAAGTGATCCGCCACGAGAGCGGACGCAGCCTTTGTTGCTTGCGACTAAGACAACGTGGCGTGATAAAAATGGAAAAATGTTGCAAGGAACCTCGCCGACAGCGTACTTTCTAGGCTGTTACTCAGACGGACAGTTCTGGGATGAGATAGGCGAGAGACTGCCGAAAGATGTGACGGTGACGCATTGGATGGCGTTTCCGATGGTATAGGAGGACAATATGAGCGAAAGCAAAGTGATTTGGCACTCCATTGAAAAAGAAGGACTTCCACCTGACGATTGCGATGCGGTGCTTGTTTCTATGCAAACCCTTATTGGAGACAAACCAGAAGTATTTGAGGCGGTTTGGAATGGCCGATGCTGGACTGATACCTACGAAGGATACTACAATTTCGAGAAAAGCGAGTTTGGCGAAAAGTACGCACAAGTAACGCACTGGGCGTATATGCCAGAACCACCAAAGGAGGTTTGAGTATGACGAACAAGAAGTTTGGTATCATCATTATGGACTTGAGCCTTTTTGATTTCGGGCCTAAGCCGCCTTGTGGGTACATCAAGGCAAAACATATCCGCCCAGCATACGGAAAAGGCACAAGGCCTGTCAAGGCGCATAAGCGAATCACGAGAACGAGAGAGGGGTTTAGAAAATGACAGAACTCAAGAGATGCCCGTTCTGTGGCGGAGAAGTGGCTATTGCAGAAACAAGCCATGATTCCGAATTATGGATGTTCGTTACAAGAGGACACGGAAATAATAAGTGCAAATGTCGAATTTTCATGGAGAGTAGGAGTTATACGCTTGATTCTCCTGAAAGCGAAAAAGCAAAAATCAAAGCCGACCTTATCGAAGCGTGGAACAAACGCTACAAAGAGGATTGATCATGGACAAAAAACGAGACAGCTTTACATTCCAACGATACTACTTTGAAGCCATCTCCACACTCAAAAGTAAAGAGAAGTTGGAACTCTACGATGCAATCTGTGCATACGTTTTTGAAGAAAAAGACGCAACTTTGAACTCGAAAAAAGCAGAATCTTGTTTCATTTTGATTAAACATCTGCTCGATGAAGAATCGAAAAGAAGCGATATTGCGTCAAAAGGATGGTCTACACGAAAGTCGGCTCATCCTCATGTCATAAATGAGATGAAGGTCAGCTCATCTATGGGTTCAAAGTCAGATGACAATGAACCCATTGTATCAACTGACAGCCAGACGAACGTCAAGACCTTGCCGGAGAGTGCGGTCAAGAAGAAACCTGACATCTTCTTCGACTTTGCTCATGGCGATAAAGCCCTGCTGGAATCCCTGCGAGAGTTCGCACAGATGCGTACAAGAATCAAGAAGCCTATGACAGACCGGGCAAAACAGATGCTCTGCAACAAGCTGGAAAAGTTTGATCAGCATGACTGGAAAGCCATTCTCGACCAGAGCATCTATGCTGGATGGCAGGACATATACGCATTGAAACAGGATGACCAGTACGAGCAAAGTACGGAGATGGAGTTTCCTAGACTATGACAATGGACGTTCAAACAGTATTTATCGGTGCGCTGATGCTCTGCAAGCCGGGCGTTGTGGATGAAATCATACCAGACCTTGAACTTGACTTGTTCAGGCCTGAGCTAAGAGACGCTTTTGCGGCTGTTCAGGGCTATTGGACGGCTAGGGGTAAGATAGATATAGTCGAGATAAACACGCAGCATCCAGACGTAGCGCAGACGCTCTTGGCGTGTGTACAAACCTGTGAATCAGAGTGTGTACGAATTGACAGGGAGCAGATGCAGCGTTGGGCACAGCTTATCAGAGAACAAGCTGCACTCACTCGTGTGCAAGGTCTGGCATTTCAGATGACCAGCGAGCTTACCGACTATTCTGATCTATCAGACATTTACCAGCAGATGGGCGAGGCAATGAGCCTGAAAGCTGAGGAAGAAGATGCGTGGACATACGAGGATGTGCTGAACGACTATGTGCTTCACATGGACGAGAAGCCTGTGTACATCAAGACAGGCCTAGAGCGTCTGGATGAAGCGCTACACATTTCTCCTGGTGATTTTATCATCATCGGCGGTAGGCCATCTGCGGGCAAGACAGCCCTGTCCCTGCAAATAGCAGCAAGCATGGCAAAGCAAAACTACACCGTGTACTATTTCAGCTTGGAAACCAGCAAACGCAAGCTGGGCGCGCGTCTGATGGCTAATCAAATATACTGCCCTCTGGACACGGTGAAAAATAAGGCGGTCAGCTTGAATGAGATTGACGGACAGGCAAAGAACATGAAAATGCCATTATATATCCGCTCCGCTGCTGGAAAGAACGTGGCGTGGATGAAGGCTCAGGCTCTCCGTAAAAAGGCTCAAGTCATATTCGTAGATTATCTTCAACTCATCCACGAAACAGGCGCAAAAGACAGATATGCCGCCATTACGGCCATATCCATCGCTCTGCACGAGCTGGCGCAGACCACAGGCATTGTCGTGGTGGCTCTTGCACAGCTCAATCGAAACCCATCCAAGCCCGGAGCAACGCCTACCAACTCCGACTTGCGAGAGAGTGGACAGATTGAACAGGACGCAGATGCAATCATCCTTCTGTCCGGCGACAACCCAGACAAGTACCTGTTCCGGCTAAGCAAGAACAAGGAAGGCGAGATAGGCGACCTTCCCATCACGTTTAACAAGCAGATTCAACGGTTCCAAGAGTACACTTGGATGGATTGATAATATGAAAATTGGATTGATTGACGTAGACGGACACAACTTCCCAAACCTTGCATTGATGCGGATTTCAAGCTATCACAAAGCAAAAGGGGATGATGTTGAATGGTGGTGGAGTGATTTTATCCACTATGACATCGTGTACATGAGCAAGATTTTCTCGGATGTATACAGCCCTGACGTGCCGGAACCCTTGAACGCTGACAAGGTGATTAAAGGCGGCACAGGATACGCGATCCGCACAGTAGACGGCAAAGAAATATTCGATAAATCGAAAGACGTTGATTTGCCGCATGAAATCGAAAAGTCTTTTCCAGATTACAGCATTTACCCACAGTTCCAGTTTGCAGTCAGCATGACAAGCCGGGGATGCCCAAGAGGATGCTCTTTCTGCCATGTTGCAGCAAAAGAGGGAAGATGTGCCGTAAAAGTGGCAGATGTAAGCGACTTTTGGTGTGGTCAGGACGAAATCAAAGTTTTAGACCCAAACATCACAGCTTGCAAAGACAAGCGTGACCTTATGCAGCAGTACATTGACACCAACGCCAAAATCGACTTCACGCAAGGTCTGGACATTCGCTTGTTGAATCAGGCTGACATTGAAGACATTAACAAGATGCGTATTGGCACGTTACATTTTGCGTGGGATAACCCTAATGATGACTTGAAAGGCAGGTTTGAGAACTTTGCAAAGGGGTTTCGGCGCAAGTCAAACATTGGCATGGTTTACTGTCTAACAAACTTTAACAGCACGTTGGAACAAGACCTGTATCGCATCTACACACTTCGTGATCTGGGTTACGACCCCTATGTGATGATTTACAACAAGCCATCCGCACCGAAAGAGATTCGGCACTTGCAAAGATGGTGCAACAACAAGATAATCTTCAAGTCGGTAAAACGGTTTGAGGACTACATGACATAAAACAGAATGGCTGTCAGCAATGGCAGCCTTTTGCATATACGCGCACAGAAGCCCTACAAGCGCTTTTAGTGTCAGACGGCAAACTTATCGACTGAATACAGAAAACGGCTCTGGCACTGCTCTACGTGGCTGTGAGCGCATTATAGAGGTCTACGACTATTGCAGGAGGAGAAAATGAAATACATGACAGCCGATACAAAGGTCAATGGGTACATGGTCTACCCTCGATTCCTCTCGACCATTGACGTTAGCCCAACAGAGAAAATTGTTTACGTTTACCTGTTCAATCGTGCAAGGTCATCACAGAGGGCAAGCAGAAGCGGAAAGTTTGCTGATCAACTAGGGCGAGTATACATCGTGTATCCCATCAAAGACCTTGCTACCGATACTGGATTCACGGAACGATGGGTCAAGAAGTCTTTGAAAGAGCTGGAAGAGGTGGGGCTGATCGAGCGCAAGCGTGAAGGGAAGAACAAGCCCGATAAGATATACGTCAAAGTGCCGGAAGAATCGTCAAAAAGCGAAAAGGGAGGTGAACAATCATTCACCTCTGAGGGGAACGATGCTTCACCTGTGAGGGGAACAATCGTTCACCTCCTTAATATAGAAGAAAAGAAAAGAAAAAAAGTTATTAAGAAAGCGGGCGACCCGCCCGATGGGAACGCCATCACGCCGGACTTCGAGGATGTGAGCGAGTATTTTTTAGATGCTGGATGCGAAAACAGGCTTGCCAGCAGGTTTATGAACTACTATGAGGGAACAGGTTGGATGACCAAGACCGGAAAGTTTATCACCAACTGGAAAGCCTTTGCTGATATGTGGATTGACAGAGAACAGGAGAAGCAGCAGTACAGCGAACCAGAGTTCAATCGCCTGTAAAGGTTCTTTCCCTCTACAACTCTCTATCTCCAAAAGCTACACCGTTAGCCAGCAGAGCAGACCGTAGGCGAGAACTGGCGTGAGGTTTGGGCTGGTGGATGGTCTGCGACTATTTCACATGGAGAATTGACTTCATTTTGCAGTTGGTTGAATATGTAGAAATGTTGCATAACTGTATGAGCAGCTGATTGCGAATCGAAAGCAACTGACCAGCCGGAGCGGTTTGCTTTGTTTGTTAAAAATATTGAGGTATTTAGTTTGCGACTATTCCCAGTAGAATGCTATGAATTAAATAAAATATCATAGTGCGTTAATAGGAATTAAATTGGATATGAACAGGCCGAATCGGATGGTACGAGTTATTATACGAAATAATCCGTGATTATCGGGAGTAACTATATCTGTATACTATAATAAGTACGGTTATTATACGAAATAGATATAACTAGCGGAAGAATAAATTATGCGAAATTTGAACGAGAGGTGATTTTTGGAATGGTCGGATGACTTAGCGACTATCGCACCTCTCTTTTCCTAAAAGGCGAACGACTATTTCACACAAAAAATACACAGCTATTTGACGAAGGCTCGCAAGAAAATGCTACGACTATTACTCTGCGACTATTAGAGGACTGCTCGTTACTATACGATATATAGGACTTTCAAAAGCTAGTCATCTGACGACTTTACGACTATTCCACGACTATTTTAACGGAGAAACTACGACTATTGGCTACGACTATTCCAACCGGAACGCTACGACTATTGCTGACCTCTATTAGCTATCGGGCGAAAGCCCGAAAAGAGATACGGCGGCAGCCGTCAATGGTTCCGCGCCGCCCGCCGCGCCCCTGCTGCTGGACTGCCTCGCCGGGTGGAGGGTGCTGGGCTGACCGCTGACCCGTGCTAGATTGTAAGCCGCTGGACGTGGGAAACATCGAGACCCCGCCGGGCTGGCATGGATCCATAACAGGGGCGCGCCGCTGCACCCTTATATACCTTATTATAATAGGGCGGCTGTGCTGACCTGCACAGCGTCTCGGCGTGGCGGCTGGTATCTGGTATATGCTGGAGGTGTTACGGCGCTGTGATACGCTCCAGAGTGGCACAGGTGGTATTATATCCGTTTGTGTCGGTCTGGTATTGTGTGCGTTGGAATGTGCAAATCAACGGAAACGCCACTGCAAAGCCCTGCACGCGGTTTTGTGGCGTGGGAGGTATAGTTACATTTACAGCACAAAACAAGCTGTAAACGATTGTATGCGGCTGTATTGCGTCTGGGCAAAATAAAAGCCCTGCACTCTCAGCAGATGCAAGGCAAAAGAAAAGCCCCGCCAGTGTGGGCGGGGTTGAAATGGAAAGCGGGTCAGCGCTGCTTGCGCCAAATGTTATAGTTTGTGGCGGACATAATCATATAGCCGCCGCAAACCTTAACAACAACGCAGTCACCGGGGCAAGCCTTGCGTGCATAGTAACGGGTGGTATACAGTCCAGTTATTGCATTATATCCCTTGTTAGTCATAATATAAGCCCTCCTCATTTACTTGCCTTAAACAAGGCGCTAAAAAACCAAAAGACAAACAGGACACAAGACAATATCACTTGTCGCACCCCCTTATACCACGCTAAACCGTTTGTAACTGGTTTTGCTGCTGCATTCTGCGTATATATCCGGGTGCAGCGTCTTGAGTAGCTTGCTATCCAGCCGGACGCTCTGAACGTCCTTGTAAATGGCTTTTGCCGTACCTTGCGCCATTTCCGGCGCGCCCTGCATCATGCAGATAATATCAGCTTTAATGCTTTCGTTCATTGCTTCCAGCTCTTCCAAAAGCCGCTTGTTTTCGCGGTATTCGTTCACCTTTTCTTCGAACAACGTCATTTTTTACGCCTCCTTTAGCTGTTGAGAAATGCGATCATAACCAGCGCCCCGCTGACCATGCCGCCGATATACCAAAGGGCATAAATTTGAGTTGCATCAAGCATTATACTCTACCTCCTCTTTATAGTAGCTCTCAAGGTTGACCGCCACAGTATAGCGGCATTGGACGTTAAATAAGCGGCTCCACAGGCTGTCGCTGCCAAACTCTTTATTGTACAGCTTTGCTCCCTCAGTAGCTACGTTATACCAGAGGTCAACGGCCTTGTCTGCGTCATAGGTTCCGCGCTGGTACTTTTTGCGCAGGTTGTTAATAATGGGTGTTACCATTTGGCGGTACAGACCGCCGTTGTTGGTGGTGTACAATTCAAGCTCTCTGCTCTCATCTGTTTCGTGGTAGGTCATACTAGAGGTTCTTTTCATGGTTTTTGTCCTCCTGTTTTGTAACTGTATTTGGTAGGTGTTACGCTTTCTTGCGTCTGATTATATTATACGCTTTCTTGCGTAGTTGTCAATAGGTATTTACGCTTTTTTGCGTATTATTTTTAGTGCGCTTGCGTGTCCGCTTGGGCGTGCCTTATCGGACACACTCCACGCCCTCCAGCGTTCCGCCGCCGTCCCGATCTGTCCGGCGTGGTCTGCCTTGCATCTGGCACGGCCTGCCCTGCTGTCTGTGCTGTGTAGCCATTTCGGGTGCGCTGGAAGGTGCAGGAAACCACCGGCGGGGTATATCGCCGCCGCCCAGCCCCGCCCGGTCAGTCTCTCAACCACCGAAAAAATAAAAAAGACCCACCCCATTTTCACAAATCAGAACCCATCCGATTGTGCAAGTCTCCAAAAATTCCGAAAAATACAAAAAGGCCCATTTCGGAGCCTAGATTGTGCTATAATCAGCTAAAGGCAATACGCCAAAGAAAGGAAGAATCAAAATGAGGAAGAGAATCATTGCGGCGGCTCTAGCAGCGGCTATGATGCTTGCTATGCCTATTAGCGCAATGGCAACTGCAAAGCCTGATGAATGGTCTGCTCCTATTGAGCTGGAAGAGACCAATGCAACACAGGTGCAACCCATAACAATCAAAGAATCCCATAGCCATCTTGAAACCAAGTACGAATACGGCAAAACGAGATACTATGTGTTCTACGCTGTATTGGTTGAGAATCCTAACACCGATTGGGCGGTCGATTTTGTTTCGCTGAATGTCACGGTATACGGCGAAGATGGTTCCGTCTTAAAAACCGATTCTGAAACGCTGGACTGGGTTGGCGAGGGCGATTCTTATTGGTATGGCGATTATATCGCTTTTGATTCCGATGGCGTTAAGCCAGCAAGAATTGAATACACGACAAGCGCAGAGAACTGGAACGTTCACGAAGCAAGCCCTGCCAATCAGATTGTTCGTGCTGGAGAACTTGCTGTTACAAACGTTTCCAAACGTGGTTCCGGCTATGATTTGCGATTCACTGGACAGGTTACGAACAACAGCCAGTTTACAAGCAATGCGGTCAAGGTTATTGTCCTTTACAAGATGAAAGACACCGAAGGCAATGAAGTTCCTGTTGGCGGTGAGTATACTTACATCATGGATAGCCTTGCTTCGGGTCAAACAGCATCGTTTGAGCTTTATCCATTGAGTGGATTTACTGGTTATAGCTCTTATGAAGTGGTTGCCATTCAAGATTGACCCATAACACAAAAAGCCAGCGGCTAGATGTTCTCTAACCACTGGCTTTTCTTATAGACTGTTTACTTCACGATTTTATCGTGATAGGGATGGTACTCAACATTGGGCAAGGGCATCCAATACTTCACATCATGCATGATGCACTTGTTGCCCCGGAGCAGAACCGGCTCGATCTCGCCGTTTTCGTCCGGTTCAAAGGAAAGCTGACCGCTATCGACAACCTTTCCGTCACAAGCGATAACAGGCTCGTGGAAGCACTCGCCGTAGTTAACGGTGCGCCAGAGTTTCAGCATGGTCTCGAAAGCGTAGTTGAGGTATTCCCCCATATCCTGAATCTTATCTGCGGTAAGCATAGTTGTTCTCCTTTCACATGGGCATCTGGGTCTGGCCGTTCGTGACCTGAACCAACATAACAGAGTTCGCACACGGTCTCCACTTCTTGATGTACTCGACAGCTTCATCGAACCGCTTCTTTGGCACGTTGTTTCGACTGTTCACGTTGAACCAGTCCTGAATGTCCCGGTTGCATTCCATGAACAGCTTCTGAGAGACGCTACGGCTCTTGTAGGCCGGGCTGTCCATGCCGCCAAGAGCGTTGATGACCACCGTGTTCACGACACGCTTCAGCACACGCTGCTGGTTGTAGTCGATGGTCATGGTGTTCTCAAGAGCGGAAATGCGCTGCTCCTGTTTCATGGTGCGCTGGTCAATCACAAGGATTGCTTGCAGTTCCTTAGAAAGCCCTGCGAACTGGTTGACGGACACGTTTTTCTCAAGGTCGATCAGCTTTTGGCGAATCTCCATGCCCTGCGGTGTCCGCTGAATCATCGCAATGTGCTTCGCCATGTCCAGAGTGATGATGTGGTCGATTTGCTTTTGCGGCATTTTACGCCCATCGTCACGGGTGACATTTTTGACATCCGTGAAATAATCCGTTCCATCGACAAATCCGTATTCACACATTCTTGCAAACCAATGCGTGTAATCGGTCTTAATTTTCAGCCTTTCGTACAACTCCCTACCAAGCACTACCTTTTCGCCAGTGTCGGTGTTGTACACGGGGATAACATCTTCGGAGAAGATTCGGATGGTTTCGAGATTATTATTCATAGAAATTTGACCTTTCTATCTTGCGAGAGCAGGCCATCTCTGGTATAATAACCCAAAGAGGGTCTATACTCTCTGAGTGTTTCATAAGACGTTCGCTGTGGTCTGCAAACTTTAGCGAGCGTCTTATTCTTTTTCATCGGTCTCCGGGATGGGATGCACCTCAAAGAACGTGTCACGGATGGCTGCGGCCTGTGCAACCTTGTGTTCGGTGCAATAGGCTTTCAGCCACTGGAACTGCCGTTCGGTCAGTGCAACAGTGAACGTGTGATTGTGGCGTTCGAGATAAGGGCTATACATAAACTCACCTCCCTTCATGTGGGTGCAACCAGTATACGCAATATGTTGTGGTTTGTCAATTACGCAAACGCTTAATGTAGTACTGGTATCTGTACAAAATCTAAAAGTTTGTAGATTTGCACAAAATTCAGCCCTTATTTTTGTTTACTCCCGCTTCGTACCCTGCCCGGTAGTTCAGTTCGGACAGCTTACCCAGCGCTTCTGCGTACTCCCTGTCCTCGCTGGTCGGCTCTTTGCCGTGGGCGAGGGTTTTCAGAAATTCTTCGGTTTTCGTGGGAAAGTTCATGTTTTTTTGCTCCTAACTCTTGCGGAGAGCAGCCCTTTTTGGTATAATAGATTCCGAAAAGGGAGACTGCCCCCTTGGTGGTTGCAGTACCTTCTTTTTGTAACGGATAAGCTATCAGCTAAACTTTGGTAGGTGGGTGCTGATAGCTTATTTTTTTATGCGTTCTGCAATGTTGAAGATTAGATCAATACCCATTCTCACAACATCACTCTTGGTTCCATCCAGAGCGTTAGCGCAAAATGTGATTTTTTCGATATCCTTTTCGCTAAGCCTGAACGAAACCATACGCATAGATTCGTTTTTAGATGGCTCTGCTGCTTTCTGCAACTTCATCACCTCGCTTTGTTGCTGATGATAGTATATACCAGATATTGAGCACTTGTCAATATGGAAATTTGAAGAAAATATACTTTACAGATTCAGAACGAATCAAAAATAAAGCGTATACACGTTTCCATGTAAAAAGTTTAACATCCTTATACTACTATACTCTGTATTTACAGAGTATAGTATATTTATATATACACTAGGGTCGAATTGCTCTCTTGACAGATTACGCTAGAAAGCGTATAATGATACCAAAGGAAGAGAGGGCAAAAAAAATGGCAGCTACGAACAACAAGGTAAATTCCAGCGAAATTCTTCGTGGGATTATCAAAGAGCAGCATCGGACATACGAATACCTCAGAAAAAAACTTGATTATAAAAAAATTTCTAGCGTATCTTCTCGTGTTTTGGCCGATGATATGAAGCTATCTACGATGGTTCAGATTTTAG